ACCCCTCAAAGTTGACCGCACCGCCGCCGTTGCCGCCCCCGGCGCCGTAACGGTTGACGAGCCCCGCGGACACCTCGTAGCTCTGGAAACGCTCTTCGTAGAAGTTATCGGTGGTGTTCCGAGCGTGAATGTTCTTCTCTAGCACCTCTATCGCGCCGGCCCAGGTGATCGCCGTGGTCGCGCGAGCTGCGTCGCCTTGATGGATCATAATCATGGCAGCGGCTTGCATACCGCCGTAATCCATCTCATCGAAGTAGCCATTCGACTGGGTGTAGAGCTTCGCGTCAGCCGACTCTTTCTCGATCCAGCTCTGAGGGATAGTGTCGCCTTTAGTGCCTGGAGCCAGTGCGCTTGAATCCCAACTCTTCGAGTGTCCCGGCAGCGACACGTAAGCGGTGTGTCTGAGTTGGGTCGCCGAGTCCGCACTAAGCCCGCGATCCACGTAGGTCTTCGCGATCTCGTATGCAAAGGTCCACGCGTCCGCTGTGTTCACGTAGGTCGCATAGCGCCACGCGATCGGAACACAGAACTTCGACTCCCACATCTCGTATGCGCCAGGGCTATCCGAGAAGAGGATCCGGTCCTTGGAGAGATTCACTGTGCTCACGTAGGCGTTGTCCTGCGCGCCATCGTTGATCGATGTCCAGAGGTTCTGAAAGGCCGTCGTGCTCGACGAGTAGAACAACTCCATGTGCGCCTTGAGTTTGTCGGCAAACGCACGATCAATCAGGTTGTCGAGATACGTCAGGATCCGGCGCTCGTAGCGCATCGACCGGTATTCGTTGAGCCACGTCTGTGGGTTTGTCGTCCCCGTCTGGCGTGACAAGCGCCAGTTCTCACAGACCTGCTCAAAGGAGTCCTGGTAGACGTAGTCCGACGTGTAGAACCACGCATTCACATCCCAGGATATGCCCTGGTGCGCGGGGTTCCCGGCTCTAGGGCTGCCCCCGCCCCATCTTTTATCGCCGAAGATATCGCTAGTGTTCGGATACCCGTACCAGGGGTTCTCTGGCACGTTCCAACGGTATTTGTCGGTCTGGTAGGACTTGTTGTAGTGGTAAGTCGAGCCAGGGTCGTCCAGCAGCTGGCCCTGGATGCGCTCATTGTAGTAGACGATCCGCGCCTTATCCCCGGTGCGGTGGTCCCATGAGACCTTCTTGTATCGGTTCGCGCTCGTGGCGTCTTCGTCAGACCAGTGGAAGAAGTTCGCTCGAGTGAAGCAGTCGTAAGCGGCCCAGATCGCCGTCTCGGCAGCGAGAGGATTTCCCCCATCTGGCGCAAGCACCATCGCGACGTTCGAATGCTTGAACCAAGGCTGTGACCCTGGACCCGATGGGTCCGGCTTTCGGTGGAAGCCACACATCGTCCACGGGTTGAGCCCTGAAGTGTTCTTGTAGCGGTCGATGATTCCGCGAATCCTGAGCGTCTTGTCTGCGCGGAACGCCTTCCCTGGGTCGGTTGGGTTCGCGATGACCCAGGCCGGCGAGAGCTTCGGCCTGAAGTCCCAAATGCCCTCAACGTGCCCAACGATTTCGTCAGGGTCGACCTGCGCATGAACCGTCTTGTCGTCTTCCTGGGCATCCCACTCGGCAGCTTCAGCAGCGGACGCGGATGGGCGATCAAGGACTGTCCCGGTCACCATGAACCCGCCACCTGTATGGATGCGCTGGTTTCCGCCGTTGCTGACGAGGACTCGGCGGCGCCCACCACTAGACTCAACCTCGCTTCCACCGCGAGCCTTGCCGTTCTTGACGTGGATATCCCAAGTGTCTGGGACGTTTAGCTCGACAGTGGGGAATACCGGAATCGTCCAGCGTGAGTTGAAGAGGTCGTCGTATCCGATCCACGCCGAGAACTTGTAGCTGTTCAGACCTGGATAGAAATACATCCACATCTTGACGTGCATTTTGTAGTCGAAGACGGCTCCGGGGACGACGCTTCGCTTTTTGAACAGCGCCTGCTCCACCAATGTCGACTCCCTCATAGAGAGAGTGTGGAACTCATCGCAAAGCCAGACTTGGCGGCCTGGCGTGTCCTCGACCTGCTCCCACCTCGACTGGGACATCGTGGACGTGTAAGGGACATTCGTGTCCGACTGCCCGCTAAAGACTATCTTGATCTGCGAGTCGTCCGGCGTTGCCCCACCGATCATCGCGATGCCTTCGCCCGCAGACGTGAACTTGGGTGCGGTGACTGCGCCGTCCGACAGCACTGCGCTGTGGAGAGCCCCTTGGTTCGCGTTGTCTTGCCCGGGCACGCTGATGCCGCGAATGTGGCACATGCGTTTCCGCTTACCAGCCCGCGCGCCAAGGACATACGTCCCGGTCTGCGTGCCCATGGTGACGACGCCTTCCCCGTCGCTGTAAGCGCCCTTCAGCCACGGGATCTGGATCGTGATCGGCGTGTAGGTGCCGAGAGCGGTCGCGTTCTCGTTCGCGAGCGAGACGTTGATGTTCTCCAATGCTGGATTCCCCACTCCGCCCTGCGCGGTTCCGAGGGCTGTAACGAGGGACATCTGCGAGGCATCGAGCGCCGGGATGTTGTTGCTCTCGTACTGGTCCCAGGGCTTCTCGTGGAGGTCGGTGATCTCCTGGTCGCTCAGCGCGCGGGACCAGATGCGGACGTCGGCGATATCTCCTACGAAGTCGAATGGCGCATGGCTTGGGGTGCCTCCGACGCACGTTTTGTCGAAAGCAAGGGCTGTGAAGTCGGTGCGCGTCTCTGTGTCTTCAAGAACCCCGTCTACCCAGAGCTTGCACTCCGCTCCTTCGCCGCGGGCTACAAGGTGGTGCCATAGGCCATCCTCTACCGTGGTGGTGCTAACCAGTAGAAGTAGAGATGAGCCGGTAGGATCGGACAGAACGTATCTGACGGTGCCGTCCGAGAACTTCTCAATGTGAGCTTCAGGAACGACTGTAGTGTCGTCTTGTCCACAAACGGCAATCTGCGTTCCGGTGGTTGTGAACCTACACCACGTCGAAACTGTCCAATGGGTTCCGCTCAGGATGTCCACTTGAGGCGCGGTAGACTTCTGTCCCGCAGTGAGCCTCTTCGTTAGACCAAGCGCCCTGCGCGTCTCGGTCCACGCTGGAGCGCTCCACGTCTCATCCAGCCGTCCGTCGGGGGTGTCCACGCCCGTCCACGGGTTGCAGACCTCAAGCCGTTCGTTCAGCGGGTGGTTCGCGACCAGCGTCGTGATTGCATCCGGGCGCGGCTGCGGCGTGTATGGCCCTGCACCCGTGATGAGCGGGCCTCGCCACAACGGGCGAAAGTCTTCCGTTGTGACGTCCTGCCAGTAGTCGCCGGGTGCGATGCTCGCGGTTGAGTTTGGGATCGCGGCGGCGGTGGCGTCTTCGGAGACGAGGTATGCGCCCACGGGGGTTGCGAAGTCGGCGACAACCGACCCACCGACTCCGGTGTTGCAGCAAGTGACTCCAGCAGCGATGCCGGTGCCTGCTGCCGCGCTATCCCCGATGCTGTAGACGGTGGTGTGCAAGACCTCGCCGCTGGTCGCGCTGATCCCTGTCGCCACACCAGACGTGCCGGCATCGCCCACGACTACACAGCCATGCACGGTTAGGTCGTCGACACCGAGGATCCCGACGCCGACCGCTGCTGTCTGCGCCTTGGTGTCCACCCAGCACGAGTGGATGCAGCCACCGTCCGCGAAATGGACGTGGTTGTGCGCGCTAGTGGTGGGGCTCGCGATCTTGAACCCGCTGATGCGAACGAAGTCTTCCCCGCTCGCGTCAATCTTCCCGGCGATGACCGCTCCGGTCCCGTCGACCCCGTTGTAGGCAACCTCGGTCGCCGCACGGAGCCAGCGGTAGTTCTGCGCAGATCTCGGGAAGCCGCCGCCGAACGTCACGTCTTCAGTGAACGTCGCGGCGTCGATGATCTCCCCGACGTGGATGAGATCCGCTGTGACCATCTCCACGTCAGTCGCGGTTGCCCATGCAGCGATCGTGGCGTAATCGCCAGAGGCGCCAATCGTGCTAACGGTGATGGTGGTCATGGTTCAGCCCCTTACGAGTTGCGGATGGCGCTGATGTATGCGGGCGGAGTCGGGACAGTCACGGTGAACGAGCCGCCGGTTGTCGCCTTATCTGTGCCTTCGATCACGAACATGAGCGGGTCGACGATCGTCGATTCAAGCGTGCCTTTGTAGTAGACGACGCACGCCGCGATAGTCTGGCCGATTGCCACATTCGCGCCGAATGACGGGATGGTGAAGGTCAAGGTCACGCGCTGGTTGGCGTAGTCGTTGGCCCATACCGGCGTGGTGAGCTGTTTCTCTGCATAGCCTGACGCGGTGCAGAGGTTTGCCGTGATGTCGGTAAGGATCGGAGTCTCGGTCAGAGGCTTTGACCAGCCCCCTGCATTGGTTACCAAGACGGCGTAGTAGTTAGCAGCACCTCCGCGCAGGTTTGTCGCGCCGAGACCTAGCCATATCATGTTGCTGAACCAGTCCATTACTCTCTCCTATACCTTGACGGGCACCATGATGCCGTAAGCCCAAACATTCACTTCGGCGCCAGCGCCAACGGTGAGTTTCAGGTCTGATGAGTTGCCTTCGTTGTTGTCGCCAATTGCGTCCTGAAGGCCATACGCCTGCGGGAACTGGATCTCGATGTCGGTAGTCCGTACCGGGATAAGGTCATGGGTGATGGGGCCAGCCCGCTCCCAGTAGACATGCGCCGAAGCGACCCCAACGGTGACGACCTCGATCTTGATGCCGTAGACGACAATCATCTCAGGAATGCCTGGAGATGGAGTTGAGACTCCACGAGTCTTTAGGTTGTAGGTGCCTGCGGTTTGGCCGAGCATCTGTCGGAACCATTTGCGTTGTGGGTTGCTCATGCCTTGCCCTTCTTCTTACCGGATCGCTTCTTGGGCTTGGGCTCAGGTGCCGGCTCTGGCTCGGGCTCTGGAATCACTTCCGGCTCGGGCTCTGGAGCTTCCTCGACGACTTCGGTAGCCGCGATGATCGCTTCTGGCACCGTGTCTTCCGGCTCTGGCTCAGGAGGCAACTGCTCCTTGATGAGCGCCTCTAGTTGCTGCCTTAGCCGGTGACAATCTCGTCCGAGTGACGCACAAACTGGGTGCTGAGTCTGGTGACGTAGCCCTAGTTTCGCCATTTGTCCGAGGAGGTGCGTCATGCCCTCGAGCTTGCGGAGGTGTTCTCTCATCGCACTCCAAACATGTCTGCGAGGGAGTAATCTCCCCCCCTGGTATCCCGGACCTGCGAGACCTCGACCATCTCTTGCTGGCCGTTTCGCATTACCGTTTTGAACGCCTTCCCCGGCTCGTTCATCGAATAAAGCCGGTTCATGGTGGACCTGAATCCAGATCCAGGACACAACGGGTGCCCATCCTCGTCAACCGCATCCATGTCGCTTAGCGCGTCAGGTATATCGTCAGCGTTGTAGACCCCGTGCCGAGTGAACTGCCTAACGAACTCTCCATCGGGCATTCCGGGCTTACTGCGGTCAATACTGGTGCCGGTGGGGTCAAACAGCACCTTTAGCCCTAGATCGTCGTAGTGCCAGACCCGCTCTTTCCAGGGCGAGTCGACGATAAAGAAGCGCTTCTGCTTCCAGCGAGGTTGTTGCCGTTGGATGCGCGCCTTTTTCTGCGTAACGCCCATTTTGCGCGAGATCCTTACCACCGGGATATGGATCTGTCTCTGGCGGCACAAGTCCATGATGGACGGTGCGTAAGCCTGGTACTGGGTCACGTTCTCGACCATCATCTGTTGGATCGAGATGTATTGGTTCCAGTACATCCACTTCTCGACCACGGTGCTGGCCACGATGTCGGGCTGCCCGCGCGAGATCCAGCAGTCCAGCAAGTAGAAGCGCCGGGCTTGGTCCATGAGCCCCACCGCGATCACGCTGAAGCAGCCGTCGTTGTTCTCGTCAGCGGTGGCGAAGTCCGTGAACATGTAGCCGTGGCAGCCGGCCATCCAAGGTTCCCAGGGCACGTATTGGATGTCCTTGGCGCTGAACATCTGGATGCCAGACGGCAGGCACTCGTTCATGTAGTCGCGGACGAAAGCCGCCACGTTCCCGCCATAGCCCGCCATCTTCCGCCTGAGCCAGTCCTCGCCCATGAAGGGCCAGATCGACTCCCCGACCAGTTCCGGCACCCCGGCATCGTTCTGCACGAGCTGCATACCGCAGGTCAGGACCACCACATCCCAGCTTGAGCGCATGGGTTCCTCGAGCTTCTGGGAGTGCAGGTCGTGGTCAGCCTTGCGGGTGCCGATGTCGACCCACATCCCGCCAGTCACGGGGAACGGCTGCAACTCTTCCCAGTAGCGCTGGACCTTCTTTGGCCCGTCCGGGGTCTCGTAGTGCTTGGTGACCACGACATCGTCGGTGATGAGGATGTTGCAGTGGATCCCGGTGCGTTCCAGGTCGATGGCGCCCACCTGGAAGGTCGGGTCCGGCCATACCTGATTCCGCATGGACACGGTCCACATGTCCTCCTTCCACTTGTCGCCCACGCAGCGCTGGTGCTCATCCTTGCGGTGGACCTTCTTGGATCCCCAGATGAGGTCAATGACGGGATCCCCCTCGAACCAGGCCCGGATGGCGAGGGACTTCTTCACCCCTTCGTCCTTCTTGGCCATCGAGTAGAAGATGCGGATGTTGGGGTCCTTGCAGATGTGCCGGACACAGAACGCGGTGAGGATCGAGCTTTTGTAGCTCCCCCGGGGCGATTCGATGTGTTTCAGGAGCGTGGGCCGGTCCAGGCACGCCACGATCTCCTTGTGGGGGCCTTCTGGCGAGATCCCCCATTCCGGGCCTTCCTTGATGTCCCCTGCGACCGGAGTCCCGTTCTCATCGAGGACTTCGATGTCCGAGGTGGTCATCCACAGGACTTCGCGAGCCATGAAGAAGGTGCAGTTCTCGGCCTTCTTCTTGAACTCGAGCTTCTCATCATTGGGAAGCGCTTTCAGGTAGCTAGCAAACGCTTGCCGGCCTTCTCTCGTGCGGGGCCAGCGCTGCTCTCCGACGAGCGCTTCCCGGGTCATTCGTGGATCGGGGGTGGGAACCCGGCCCCTATGGGGAGTTGCGGCCCGCGCTCAAGGGCTCTGGCGCTGAGAGCCAGTGATACCGGGATGTACATGACATCGCGCCCGATTGCGCTCTCGGTGTCGATGCTCCCTGCGATGCGGTAACAAGTCCCAGCATCGTCGACTCCCAGGAAGTGCCCCACGGTGGTGACTTCGGTCAGGGTTGTGTCGTTGATGTCGTCAACGGTCTGCCAAGAGTCATGCGACCGGGGGGCCTTCCAGACCATCTCCACGAGAACGATTTCTGGGTGATTCTCGAGCGACACGGGGCTCGTAGAAAGGTCTAGGTCTGACATGAATACACCTCACAGGGTTCTGGAACGTCTCTCGTCACTCCAGTCACCCTATGAGGTGCGTAGTCATTTGCGCAAGCCCAGGACCCATCTCAAGTGCTTGCTATTCAGTGCCAGGACAATGTGTCCCTGCGCTGTCGTACTCCACTCGTATCGCCGTTTACCGATCTCTTCCCGGGAGATCAGTCCTCTCTTCTCAAGTCTACTCCATGCGCCGTGAATAGCTTGGTCATGGCACGTCACTTTACCCTGGATCTTTTCCCGGAGTTCGCTGACGACCTTCGGGCCTGTGGAGCATTCCCGGAGGATGAGGACCCATAAGGGTGAGATCATCCCTCGGAGTTCTGGCCTCTTCTTAGCCATGGACGATCCCTCCTGGCCACCGTTCAGCGGTAACCCTTCTAAACTGCTTATCGTTCCCAATCGCGCCGGCTTTCGCTAACCCGTCAAGGATGTTGGCTAGGATGTTATCGAGATCCCTACCGCGGCCACTTGCGACACGCGGATCGAGTTCCCCAAGGCTACGCACCCGCACAAGAGTCCTTTGCTCCAGCGCGTCGATGTCAGCATGGATCTCTAACTCGTCATCGCCAAACTCTGGCCAGCAACCCCGACTCCGCAGCTCAGCGATGATGTGACCCATCTCCTTCCACTGCCTAAGGACGATCTTGTTAGTGATCGGCATTGGACGCGGATTGCCGGTCTTCTTATCCCTCACAAACACGATGTCCCGGCTGTTCTTAGCGCCAGACGGGATAAACGGCAGCCAGAATAAGGCGGAGGGTCTCACTTGAGGCCTTGGACCGCCGCTGCTAGCTGATTAATCACTTCGCCACGCTGCTCCTCGAGCTGCGCAAGCTTGATAGTCAGCTTCCCGATCTTGTGCATCGGGTTTCCGCGGACCACCTTCACGGTGCGCCCCTTCTCAAGAGGCTTAGCGCGAGGCTTAGCAGCAGCCTTGCCCTTGCGAGCCACCAATGCGTTCTTCGCATGACGGATAGTCACCGCGGCGATCTTCATGCCCTTAGGGGCGGCCTTCTGCACGTCGGACACCGCAGCATCAGGCTTCTTGGTCAGGAAAGCGGCTGCGAACTCCACGGCCGGCGAGAAAGTTCTTTGAGTTTTTTTTGCCATTCGTGCTTTATACCAAGCGCCAGATCGAGCGCAAGGGTAGGTTTAAGGCATGGGCAAGCACCTAAGTATTGAGGATCGCTTCTGGGGGAAAGTCCAGAAAACCCGCACCTGTTGGATTTGGATCGGGACCAGGATGAAGAACGGCTACGGGATCTTCTCGATCAATGGCAAGAACTTCCTTGCTCACCGGATCTCTAGGGAACTGGCAGGAGTCCCTGTTCCTAGTGATCTAGATACGCGACACACCTGCCATAACCGGGCATGCGTGCGACCTTCACACCTTCTCCATGGGACGCGAGCAGAGAATATGCGCGATATGGTTCTTGCTGGAAGGCATCACCCCTGTCGGGGAGAAAGCCATGGAAGCGCGAAGCTAACCAAGGTCCAGGTTCTTGAGATCCGATCCCGCATAGGGGACGGAGAGAGACCGGTAGACCTCGCGTTCGAGTTCGGCGTAAACGACCGCACTGTGTCGAACATCAAGCACCGCAAGACTTGGAAGCACGTCTAACCCCTAAGAGAAAGGTGCCAGCCTAGATTCTCACCCTTACTAGGCTGACATGGGCGGTGGTCCCGGGTGGAAGCTCAGGATCGCAGGGAGTGTGCGCTCTACTGATCTGGTGAGCCGGGCGTTTGCTTCTTGCGCCCCTTATACAACAAGTTCCATTCTGGAATCCAGTCGTGTTTCGGGACTTGGCCCTCTTCGTACTCCACAAACTTGTGAGCGCACAAGTCCATGCCTCGGATGTCGTAGCGCTTAGCCCAGGGGCAACCGCACGCCTCGCAGCGCATCTCGTCCATCCCATCAACCGCCGCCCGGTGAATATCGTTTTCATCCATGCGAGAAATCTTAGCACACGCGTTCATGCCCCCGGTATAGTCACCCCATGACAAAAAAGGCGATCGCGGTAAGAGGCCCTGTCGACGGCCAGCTCATCGAGGTCATGGGCAACAAGACGCACATGACGATCGTGCAGCCAAGCGAAGTCCCGTTCCGCGACGGCCAGATCATGAGCGCCACCACATTCACCTACCAGCTCATGACCTTCCCCACCGACCGCTACGGATCCGAAGAGAGCTTCTACTTCCCGGCAGGCTGGACAGTCCCGAGCGCCTGGAACGCAGTCCTCAGCAACTAAGGAGTGACACATGGCCAGACCGATAAACCCACTTCAGCGCCTCAATACGAAAGCGTCCGAGCGCAAACCTCGCGGCAAGCTCCGAGGGACCAAATACATCCAAGGGTTCATGGGGGGCGAACGCATCTTCCAGATCCCAGAGCCCGCGGTAATGGAAGACCTCGTGGAAGGGATCATCCTCTACCGCTTCGGAACCGGAGTGGCCACAACCACCGAGGAGACCTTCCGCAAGATCGTAGGAGGCGACCTAGAGCTGATGGGCTACGACGAGAACACTCGCCGGTACATCCTCGACTGGTACCACCGCGAGCCAGCCAAGGAGGACCAATGACCAAGCCCAAGAGGAAGATCATCTACACCGTGGGAGAACTCATCGAGGAGATGCAGTTCGGAGACTCACTCAACCCCAAACGCCACATGACCCTCATCGGCGGGCCTCTCCACAACCAACAACTCGCCGAGTGGCCAAAGATCGCACCCATCTACTGCCGACTCAACGACAACGGCCTCGTGGAAGTCGTCGACCCCCTAGTCGAAGACAGCATCGCCTCCTACGCAGGCGCCAGATACATCATCGGCACCGAAGCCCACGACTTCTGGCGCTGGCGCGAAATGAGCATCGACGATGGCGAAGCAGCACTCGAAAAGCTCCTCGAGGAGACACCATGACCGCAGACGAATGCATAGACAAGTTCCCCCGCAAGGAGAACGGCGACGTGGAGCATCCCAACTACGAACGCCTCAAAAGAACGCTCGAGTTCCACGGAGATAGATGCCGAGAAGAAGGCCGTAGGGAGATTACCGAAGGCCGACTAGCCGAGGCCGAGGAAGTCCTCCTGAAGCTCTGCAAGGAGTTCCCCATCGAAGGGGGCAGTCTCATGACGGTCCATCTCCCGGACTACGCCACGGAATGGCTCCTGGAGCACGCGGCTCGCGGAGACGCCAGGCAACGCAGACTTCGACGCAGCGCCCTAACCCGACTGCCACTTGAAGAAGCCAAGGCCCTCGGCCTCGAAGCCCAGTGGCGAGACAACGTCGAACCCAAGGAGGAAGACCAATGAAGACCGCTGACCACTGGGACGCCGAGCTAGAGACCTCAATCCACGTCTCTCGACCCTGCACGACCGTCCACCTAGCAATCGCGGGCTACGACCAGGACCAAGGAGTCGACGGCTGCATCCAAGCCGACATGTCACTCGAGGAGTTCGATGCCTGGTCCAGAACCGTGCGAGAGGCGCTCGGGCTACCCAACGCTGCCGACCCCGAAAAACCACGTACCGAAAATCAAAGCACTCAGCCCCCACACAAATAGGGGTCCCAACAACGACCAATCAGGGCGCCAAGGATCAGGAGCACTCCCATGAAACCAACTCTCGAACAACGCTTCTGGAGCAAAGTCGATCGCCGAGGACCCCACGAATGCTGGCCTTGGAAGGGGGAGATCACACACAAGGGCTACGGACGCTTCCGAGTCGGAAAGAAGAACCTCGCAGCACACCGACTCGCCCGGGAACTAACAGGCAACCCAATCCCTCACGGACTCGTCGCAAGACACACCTGCCACGTCAGAGCCTGCGTCAACCCCAACCACATCCTCCACGGAACACATCAAGACAACATGGATGACATGGTCAACGCCGGACACTCAACCCGCGGAACTCGGAACGCCTCCGCCAAACTCCAAGATCTCGATATTCGCATCATCCGACTCGCAGCCAAAAACGGATCCCCTCGGACTACCATCGCTGCCGCTTTCGACATCCACCCATCAACCGTGTCAAAAATCACAACACGAAAAAAATGGGGATGGCTCGATTGAACGACAACTCTAGGAGAGAGAGATAGGGGGCGCGCGGACAGGTCTTGGGATTCATGTACTGATCTGCAACGTATGGGACCCGGGAGCCTACCCCCACGGGGTAGGTAGAAGACATGGGCGAGCTTGCTCGCTCCTCTTCGGATCATGCAAGAGCGACTAGCTTATCGGTTGCGCTTGAACACACGTACTAGGTGAGCAGGGTACGGCGATATGCGTACCATACGGCCTGGCATGTGCTCAGTGCGGCGTCTGAGGCGGCCACGTGTCCTGATCCTCGTCGTCGATGTCCATGGGCGGAGGACGCCGGTAGCTGTCGAGGACATCAGCTTGGAGCATGGCGATGATGCCTAGGACTTCCGCGTAGCCTAGCCCCCATTCGCCGGCCCATGCTTCGATAGTGGTCGTGAGCTGAAGCGCGAGTCCTTCGATTCCCTCGCGGCGTCGTGCTTCGGTCGCCTCGGCATCGTCGCGCGGGCTTGTGTCCATGCTCCCGATTCTACGAGCTTGGGACTTGGGAGTCTCCAAGGTGCCGCGGCGTGATGGTGCTCGGCGTGATCCTGCGTCGGACATCCCCAACGTTCCTCTTCGTGCGTGCCGTTGTCCTCGAGTCCGAGATCTTGCCTGAACGTACGTTGCGTTTGCTGCGCAAGCCTTCGATGCGGTAGGCGGATTCGGTCGTGGTCCGGTACTAGAAGCGTACGTGTGTTCGGACGAGCGAATCGACGGGCTGCCGTGTTGGTGTTTCCGAGTCGAGTCCGAGAGCGCTCCGGGTTTGCCGTGGTTCTCGTGTTCTCGAGTGGGGTTGTGGACTGCCGAGCTTTCCGAGTTGAGTGCTTCGGTTGTGGCGTCCGTTCTTGCGCTCTTGTGCTGTCGCTAGCGCCTTCCGTGCTGGGACGGGTTTATCTTCCTTCGATGCTGTCAAGATCCTGGGGCATTGTCAAGGAGTGTGCGATTCCGCGTCGTTCCTGGGCTTGCGGGCGGTTCTCCGTGTTGGCGTTGCACCGTGGATTTCGTGAAGCTCGTCTCGTGGTCGGGCAATGTTCCCGTGTTTCGGCTCAAGAAGTGTAGCGATTGTGCCGATTGTTCTGGTAGTCGGGCGTGCATGTGTCGTATAGTAGGTGCACGACACGGAACCCTGATTCAAGGAAGTGACAAGATGAGAACCCGACGAAACCTGCTCCCGATCGACGCGACCGCGGCCCGCACTGAAGCGCGGCACGAGACACGTCGACTCCTCGCCCGTTGTGATGCTCTCGAGCTTCGGATTGAGAAAGGCTTGGCCGAGACGAACGAGCTACTCAAGCGGATCGACCGCGTTCGGCTGAGTGCTGAAAAGGCTCTGGAGGTGGCACGATGACCACGCAAGTGAAGCCAGCGCGCGAAGCGTTGCAAGAGATCATGGCGGCTCCAGAGGGCGCGAAGCCGGATAGCTGGGAACGACGGCACGAAGCGGTTTGGTTCGCTTACCGTCGCAACCCTTTCGCCGCTGCGATCCGTAGCCTGATGACGGGAGCGGCGGAATATATCGACGCCTCGGAAACTCTCGGTTGGAAGATCGCGGATGATTGCGTTTTAGGGATTTGCGTGGCGCGAATCCTTGACTCTGTCCGTGGGCTCCTTGACGGGGAGAAAGGGGACCTTGACGGCGGGAAGCTATGGTCCGGGCTCGAGCTGCTAGCGAAACGTGGCGGATGGGAAGATCTGGACGCGGTCACAGAGGCGGCACGATGACGAGCGATTACGGCACATTATGCGATTATCAATCGGGCGATGAGATTCGACCCGCGACCCGTTACGAGTTGCGTCAATCTATGTTTTCGAAGCCTGCTGGCGCGTTCCTGCTTGACGGTCGTTCGGTCTACGTGGCCGACGAGTCTCGATCGGCGCGTGAGGAAGTCCGGGAGCTAGACCGGGAGTTCTGGGACCAAGTCCGACGCGAGAAGGACGAGGAGCGGATTAGTGGCTGTTAGCAAACCAAAGGACGTCGTGAGCCTACGTACTTGGTGTCTCGCTCTGTGCTGCATCATGTGCGCTGTATTAGCGTGGCGTATTGGCACGATGCGGCGAGACATCTCGAAGCTTCAGAAGCTCGTGGAGAGCCAATCCGTGAGGATTGAGGCTAGGGACAAGCTCCAATCAGGGCGCCAACTTGACGATACCCAGCGTCAGGTTTTGAGCATCTTCTCGCGGGGGAAGTGATGGGCAAGAAGTGCGCGAACTGTGGCGCTCGTCTAAGAGCCGAACTCTTTTAGCCTTTGAATCAGGCCGGCGCGGCTTCCCCACCCTGGGCGGTGACGGGGAGTCGCGCCATTTTTTTTGGAGCGAGACCACATGCGTTGGATTTACGACAGCGACGGGATTGAATACCGGGTCTGTTGGAGCTGGGGAAGCCCTGACCCTGCAAGGCGGCGGGCATCGGCGCGGATTGAGCTATGGGCTCGAGACTACGGCGACCCGAAGGGCGCGGACGTTGTCGATGGGTCTGAGACTGTCGAGGCGATGGCGCGGCTCCTCGAGATTCACCGGGACGCTGGGCGCTTCGACTTGTCCACGTATGACTGCCTAGCTGAGTCGCTAGCGGAGCTGTAAAGATCCTCTCGGGCGCCATCGGGCGTGAGATTCGAGCATCCACGTCTGCCAGGAAGTGGAAAGTGCCGTTTGGCGCCCTCGAGAAGCTCCAATCAGGGCGCCGGGGATCTTGCTGCCCCCGTGCTTTTGCGCTGTCTCACCCTGACTCGAGCGTGCGCATTGTAGCCATGCGCCAGGTATAGAGCGAGGCCCTGGCATCGAGAATCGGGGCGTATTGATGGGTTAGCATCTGTGAATCAGGGCGCCCAGCAGGGTTAGGGGGCGTCCGTTTTCACGGAGGCCCACGATGGCAGCAGCAATCCCGGTTGACCCCAAGGTCAGTCTTTACGGTGACGCTTGCGACGGCTCCGCCCTCACGTTCGTGCTAGGCGCGACGTTAGAGAGTGCGAGTATCGCAACAGCGACTTTCCCCCACGAGCGATCGAACGGTCGTTGCTACGTATCCCAAGAGGGCCACGCCTTCCAAGAGCTGGGCGCGAATGCGGCGTCGCAGGAGCTTCATTTTACCGGCACGGTCGGTGGCGAGGAGTGCTACTGGGAGGTCGAGCTAAGTCAGGCGAGTCCTTACGGGCGCAAGGTTCCGGCTCGGCGCGGCTACTTCACAACAGAGTGCTTTGTGTCGGTGCGGTCGCTGTTCGGCGACATCATGAGTTATCCGGGCCAGGACATCTTGGAGGCTCGGGTCTACAAGGTGGCGATCCCGCCGCTGGCCGACGACACGGTTGTAGCGACCGCGACGATCAGCTCGACGGCGCTGGCTCCCGACACGCCCTATGTCAGCCCAACGTCGACGAACCTGTATGCGGGTGTCACCACGGACACGCTGGGGTTCTACACGGGCACGACGACGATCAAGGGGTCGCCCACTGGCGTCCACACGCTGTTCGAGTCGTCAGACACGCTGAGTGACCCCCAAGTTATTCATCTCGGATCTCGATCCCATGCTGGACCCGCGACTATCGCGATCGCCCGCATTGAGAACCAGGCGGCCGATAACTACTTCGACCTCGGCAGGGGTGGTTCTTCGCCAGCCGTTGTTTCCCCAATGCACTTTCGGCTCTACACCGGGACAACTGTAAGTGCGACAGGCAACGGGGCTCTCAAGCTTTACGCCAACCAGCACGGCGTCAACGTCGGCACGAACCCCGCAGCCCCCACATCGGGCCGAGCGTTCCAGGTCACCACCACGGCGCAGGCCACGGCAGCATTCTTCGATGACGCCACTGGGCGTTTTATGCTCCCATGGAACGCCACCGGATCCGGCGATGCCCAGATTGTGATCGGAGCGACTCCACAGCTAAGGGTTTATGCGACAGCCTCGGATAGCTACGTCCGTAACGGTGCTGGGACTTTCCGAATCGAAAACACGGCTGCGACATCCACTTACTTCATGTGTCCGTCGTCGCAGGCCATGCATTTCCAGGTCAACGCCGTCACCACCGCGCAGATCGACGCCAATGGCATCGATCTGCCGCTGAACGGGACCGGGGGCAACCCAAACATATCGATTGGCTCGAATGCCTACTTCAAGCTTTACGGCGGCGCGGCGGCTTCTTACATCTACTCGAATGCGCCGGGGGCCTTCAGCATCTACCAGTCAGGTAACGCGGATCTAGATCTTATCTGCGAACACGCTTCTGGCGGCAATGTGAATATCAAGGTTCGCGGGGCCGCCGCTGGAGACATCATCAGCACATTCGGAGGCAGCTCGGCGACGCTCCTCGTCGATCAGTCGTCCGCCACGGGCGCGAAGCCGGTGCTCTCCCTCGACCAAGGAGACGTGGACGAGTCGTTCATCAACTTCGTCGGCACAGCGACCGGGGACGCGGCATCGTCAATCAGCACATTCACGACAAGCGCCACGCCAACCCATCACATTCGATGTGAAGTCAACGGCACTCATGGCTGGGTGCCATTCTCGACCTCAGCCCCGACCGCATAACAGGAGCCTGACCTATGAAAAACTACGCAACAACCGTGGTCGAGGCGGGCATCGCTTTGACCGTCTGCGACCTCTTCATCTTCGTACTCAAGCAAGTCCCTAAAGGCGGGATTGATCCTGTCGCCATGGGTAATCGCATCAAGCTTCTGGACGTCGTGGAGGATGTCGAGATCGGCGCTGAGATCGACTTCAGCCCGGAGCAACTCATCGCGATGCGTGACGTCTGGCGCGCATCTACAGCGCCTGCTGTTGATCGTGGGATCAACAAGCTACGCGACGAGCTTGAGGCGGCAGCAGTCGCGAAGACATCATCATCCAAGAAAGGCCCAAAGGCGCAGAGCGCATGATCCGGCTCGCTGTCGTGCTAGTTATGGCGATGGCGAGTCTTTGTTCGGCGCAGGTGAATCTGTTGCCTGCGCCGAACAAGTTCTCAACATGGTCTTACAAGTTCTTCGTGGGGCTTGGGCAGCCTTCGATCGACGCCTCTAACGGTCGCTTCACCGCGGTCAACAGGAGCCCGACCCGGCTCGCATACGTGGAGGTGCTTTCGCCGCCTGTCACGTTGCTACCTGGTCGCGGGCGAGAGGATCCCAAGCGCGTGACATTCCTGGCGAAGGTTGCACACGGAACACGGCGCGTAAAGAACGAGAGCGCTTGGGTCTCGGTCCATGCGGACGTTGGAGCGACTCTTCGGCTCCGCGCAGTGAGCTATCAGGACACGGCCTGCGCGATCACTGCGGTGGTGACTCCGCAGGCTCCTCCGACCCCGTATGTGCAGCTCAAGTGGCGGGTGCGGATCCCCCCTCTGCACACCTGGAGCCTGGGCAGTGTCTCGGCGCACATGGCCTGGGGTCCGGCTGTGGAGATGTCGGGCAACGAATACCGAGTCGCGGTGGAGGTGTCCGCAACGGAGCCCTTCCCGGTCGGTGTTCTCTGGGGGCCTCGGCTCCCGTCACCGATTCAGCTCGCGGGCTGGTATGGGCCTGGGCTCCTCATCAATCCGCACGGGTTGGTGTTCTTGGCGACTCCGGTGCCTCAGATTGGGAGCAGCAACAAGGCTCTCATTTCTGCGATATGGTCTGGGCACTGGCAAGCGGTCAGTGTGATCCCGGCGTCATTGGGATGGAGTCTTGGAGGATGATTGCATTGGCTGAAGACGAACTACTTCGCGGCGAGGTCGCGGCTCTACGGATCCTACTGGAGAAGCTCGAACAGCGGATAGAGAAGAGCTTCGACTCGCTACAAGACAGCATTGCGGGTGTCCATTGGGTCAAAGCCCTTGAGCGTCGGATCGAAGCATTGGAGGAGGCGCTAGAGAAGCGCACGACTCACCTAGAGCAAGTCTTCGACTCTCGCATCGGTAAGATCGAAAGCACGTTTTCCCGGTTGGTCTGGCTAGTTATCACGCCAGTCGTTCTTGGGCTACTAGCGCTCGTCTTCAAAGCGAGCCTTTAGGAGAGACATGAGACGAGTCATCTACTGGGGCGGCATCGGAGCCGCGGTTCTAATCCTCACAGCGTGTACGTCGCTCTCTCCTGAGACGGTGGCTTTCATCGAGGACCAGGTCACTAAGGGCACTCTCACGCGCGAATCAGCCGACGCGCTGCTTGGCAACGAGACTGCGCTTGGCACGGTCATCACTAGCGTGGTCACGGGGCTCTCGGCTTATGCGCTGAGCTACTTCGGTATCACGCGATCGATCCGTAAAGAGCGCGGCCCGATCGACGACCGGAACGGCAAGCCGCCAGTCGGTGTCTAGGAGTGGCCCCTCGAGTGTCGTAAGATCTCCGGTGTCACCTCCTACTGAGGAGAGCCAGGTCCCCGCGCGAAAGTATGGGGGCCTGGCTTTTTTTATGGATCCCCGTGTAGCCCTTGCACGTTCCTGCCGATAGTGTTAGCATACCTGGCACAACATCAGAAGGAGTGACACATGGACATCGACACGATCTTGGACGCGGTAGGCGACAACATCGCCGAGGCGTATCGGAATGGGCTCGAGCGTTACATCGCTCAGCGTTGGCCTCACTTGTGCAATGCGTGCGTCTGTTGTGCGGCTGACGAGTATGAGTGCAGCAGCTACCAGTCCTGGCCGGAGTATTTAGCTGAGGACGGGTCCTGGTTGGAGGATTCTCGGTTGGCGTGTGGCTGCTGTTCTCACGGCGACGACGAGAATTCGAGGCTCTACCACGCAGCAGCGGAGAAAGTCCTCTGTGCGGGCTGCGGGCAGGTCCTGGGCACCTTCAGCGAGACCGATCGGACATGGAGCGAGTCATGAGCCACGACCAGATCAACGTGGGCGACTGGGAGATCTCTTCCTGCGGCCATTACCAGGGCAACTTCACCGCGACCGAGGGTTGCCTGGCTGACCAGAGCTACACCAATAGTTTCGGGGCTGAGGCGGATGCGCCTGGATGCCTGTGGAGCACCCGCACGAGTATCGACAGCGGTTACTCTGATGTGGTGAGGGAACTGCTCGAGCTGAACCGCCTCATCTGCCAGATCATCGACGTGCAGATGGAGCACGAGGCCGAGGAAGAAGAGAAGGCCACGGCGGAGGGATGAGTCTTGGGCGCCACCGATTTCATGAGGGATGCGATCCGTGAGGTTCGCTTGGAGAATGCTCACGGGGATTCGCTGATGAAGCACACTCCGAACATTCGAAAGGACAACGTGGACAGATTCCTCGGGTATGCGTTGTGCCTTGCTCGGAAGACTCGAGTGGTGGAGGTGGGCCTCCAGCGTCTCTACAAGATCCCGTGGTGCGAGCAGCGGAAGGAGTTGATCTTGGAGATCTACAGCTACCGGATGCGTGCCGACTCGCTGACGGAGGCTTGCCGGAAGGTCCTGGCTCGGAACGCGAAGGCTCTCAGGCGGTGACGCGCTCCCGGATGGCTCCGTAGGCGATCTTTCGGGCTCCGGGGCTAGTGATGGTTGAGCGGAGGTGCTGGACCCACTCGGCTCCGAACTTCCGCTCGGCCTCCTGCTGGAGCATCCCCAGGTCGTTCTCGGTCCATCCTTCGTGGGCGAGCCTCTCAGCGATCATCTTGGCGTTGATTTCCGACTCGACGCCCCATTCCACGAGGGCTTCGGCGAATCCGTCCTCCTCTGGCTCGTCCTGGGGCTCTGTGAGGCGATCTGACGGGACTTCGACCCCATTCGAGGCTTCCGGGACGCGGCCTTCCCCAGTGAAGTCCAGGGACTCCTGAGCGGCTCTGGGCTCTGGCTGGGGTTCCCCGTCGCGGATGGCCTGCTCATCGATCCGCTCGGCGAGGTCGTCTGCGAATACGAGGTAGTGCTGGTCCTCCACGCGCAAATACCTGACACGAACGCGGTCTAGGAACTTCACCGCCATCTCGATGTCGCATTTGAGGAACTCAGCGCACTCGATCAAAGTCATCAGCTTCGGAAGTTTCATTCGGGCAACCTACTGGTTCGGTCTCGGTATGCGTCATCGACAGCTTCGGCGCGGGCGTCGATCCATTCTTTGGTGTCCGGTTCAGCCCGGAGCTTCGTCGGATCGCTAGGCTCGAGCGTGGAAAGAGTGTAGCTGTCGAGCGCTTTTTGCACTTTGGGTCGATATTGCGGGGAAACGTCGTTGATGGTCCAAGCCCGCCGAGATCCGGGGAACGTGTCTCTGAAGTGAAGAGCGTGGGAAAACGCTCCCACCACTGCATCGAATAACGCATCTCTGCGCTTGAGCGTAGGGTCATCGCGCATCGCATGTTCGGCCTCGTGGCGTAACCGTGCGATCAGCCGAAACCTGCGGACCACGGAGTCGGTGTCGTCCCAGGATTCAGCCTCTAGAAACGGATGATCTGGCAAGCCCTCAAAGTCCGTGTCCATCAGACGATGTGCCTCCAACTCTTTCCGTTTTTGATATTCCACACGGTCCCTTGTGTGACTCCGAATTTCCGGGCCGCTCCAATCTGGGAAAATCCCGTATCAAGCAAGATCCGAATCATTCGAACATCTTCTTTTTTAAGTTTTGAGCCTGTTCTGTCTTCACCTCGCGGCATCCTTCCGGCCGCGATTGCGTCGCGGACATTATCAGCCTGGGTGCCTTCCAAGATGTGTGCCGGGTTCACACAGTTTCGAACATGGCAGGTATGCCGAGCGATAAGGTTTTTCGGTATGGGATCCCCCACTAGCTCTCGAGATACCCGGTGGGCTAGGCCGGATTCACCTGAAGGACTTACGGTTCTCCCGTAACCGTTCTGGTTGAGACATCCTCGCCATAACCAACACTCGTCCTTGCCGGCCTTTTCGACTTGCGACCAGAACCTACTTTCATTCGTCAAGTCTCTAATATGCAAGGGGTTCATACATGATCGAAGACCGCACGAGTGTTCAGTCCTCCCCTTTTTCCCCACAGGCCTTCCGACTAGCTGCCTTACTAAAATATGAGCCCTCTTGAGGCGCCCATCAGCTCCCTTGAATAGGGCGTAACCTCGGCGGTCAATGCAGGCGCTCCATGGCCAACATTCGTCAGGCCCTCGAACCTCAACTTTTGACCAAAACCTGCCTTCGAAGTCCGTGTCACTCATCGCACCCCTCACTTTCGCCGTAGCCGTAGCCGAAGCCGGAGCCGTAGCCGTAGCCGTCGCCGGAGCCGTAGCCGGAGCCGTCGCCGTCGCCGTAGCCGTAGCCGTAGCCGAAGCCGAAGCCGTAGCCGTAGCCGTAGCCGAAGCCGAAGCCGTCGCCGTAGCCGTAGCCGTCGCCGGAGCCGTAGCCGGAGCCGTCGCCGTCGCCGTAGCCGTAGCCGAAGCCGTCGCCGTAGCCGTCGCCGTAGCCGGAGCCGTCGCCGTTATTCAAGGTGCACCGCCTGGCTGCGGATAGATTGTTCGGCTTCGGCGCTGCACTCGATGATCTCGCAATTCTCGGTCAGATGATGCCGAGGTAGCGGTGCGCCGACCTTACTTGCCTTGTCCAGCCCGTGTACCGCGACCCCGGACAGGAAGGCTCCTCGCGCTGGCTTCCAATACCACAGCCTCCGCGACTCGGTGATTACGCACTCGCGCCCAGAGTAGGACTCCAGCACCCCCGCGTGAACGCCCGCATCATGGCACCGGACGATCACGTACTCCCCGACCATCTTGTTATCGATTGATGCCGTCGCTATCTGTACGCCGCCGAGAAGGGTCACGATCTCTCGCGCCTGGCCGATTGTCATATCATCGATGTTCATAGTATTTCTCCTTGTCGTTCACTCATCGCGCACCGCCTTCTTGATCGCGTCCAAAGCCCAGGAGATCTCGATGCTGCATCCGTCACAGTTCGGATCTGCCGGGCCTAAGCAGTTCTGGACCTCGGCGAGAGTGTGCTCCAGCTCCGCGATGCGCTCGTTTTTGTCGAGGTAGGTATCGGATGCGAGCGTCTTGAACTTCACGACCTCCGCCTCCAGCTCCGCGATCCGCTTGCGGGCGGCAAGGAGCCAGCCCACCAACTCGTCGTAGGAGATGTGAGGGCTCACAGAGGCGCACTCGTCGCAGCCTTCGATCTCCGTCCACTGTTTAGCGTTTGGCTCACTCATCGCGCACCGCCTTCTCGACGACCACCTGTAACTCGCCGTCTTTGACCCAGAGCTGCCCAACGTATTCCCCATCGATGTAGAGGTTGATGCGACTCTTTGAGTCCGGCTGGAGATCGATACGGTCGCGGTTTTCGGCCATGGTTTGAACCCAAGGTCTTGGGATGTGGAACAGCGAAAGTGAAGAGGGCGGCAGCAGTGGCGTTGTTGGCGCTGGAGGCCCTGGGCAGTAATGCACTTCGCAAGCCCCGATAGGTTGATCGCACGTCGGGCACCGAGCGAAGCCGGGGAAGATTGGGGACTGATCTCTGTAAGGATCACTCATCGCGCACCGCCCTCTCCATATACACGCTGCTCCGAGGTCAGCACCTTCGCGACGTGCACGAGCGCGTACTGAATCTCATAGGCGCACCCATCGCACGTTGGTTTCGCAGGGCCGAGATTCCTGTCGATTTCTATCACAGCTTCCTCCAACTCCGCGATGCGCTTGTCACGCTCCTCAACGATTTCGTGCAGCCCCTCGTTCCCGGCTTCGATGATCTTGTTGAGAGCCTCCAGCTCCGCGATTCGCTTAGTCTGCGCCTCGATAATGTCGGCCTGATCGTCCATAACCTTGTCGTTGTAGCTACTCATCGCACCCCTCCGCCGCCTTCGCGAGCCGTCGATTCTTCTCCATTAGCTCCTCGATACGTTTTCGATCTTCTTCCAACGAGAGCTTGGCTGCATGGATAGCGTGATGGCTACCGTGACGCTCCCCGAGCGTGCGACGCAGGTCCGCTGCCTGGGCGCTCTTTAGTTGGTTGATCTCCCGCAGCTCCGCGTTCTCCGCGCGCAGGCGCCTCAACTCATCGCCGGCATTCAGATAAGTATCGGACGCGAGAGTCTTGAACTTCGTAACCTCCGCGCGCAGGCGCAGGAGTTCTTCGAGCCCAAGCCGCGCGTCATGATAGATGCGCCACATGGACCCACCGGCATCAATGTCTGGCCCGAGGTGACGGATGGCCCTCTCTATCTCTTCACCCGTGGGCAGCTTTGCATTCTCCCATTGCGCGTCACTCAGCATTCGTCACTCATTGTTATGCCCCAGCTTCTTCCACTTGGCCCACTCGCGCCGGAACTTATTCCGTTCACGTTCCTCTCGATGCAACTCCTTCCACGCCTCATCGCTCATCGGTGGCGGGCAGGTGCAATCGTTTCGAATGATGATGCCAAGGCAACAGCACTTGAGACGCCGCTCTTCGGCTGTTGGTTGCTCAGGGATCGCGAACCTACTCATCGCACCCCTCCGCAGCCGAGAGCTTCATCTCGATCCACTCGACCAAGGAGACGCCGTCTATCTGGATCCCGCATCCCCTCACCGTTGCCCCGAGCGTGGCGTCCTTCAGGATCCGATCGCGCCTCTCGTCCATCCTCATCCGCATATCGACCTCAGTTGCGGTCTGGGGTTCTTCGGTCCGGGGCATTAGCGCCTCGACCATCTTCCGCAGCTCCGCGTTCTCCTTGCTCAGGCCGACCAGACCTCCAGGGGCGGGGTTTATCTGGTTCATCAAGGCGCGTTCCCACTCATCACGCCCCTTCTCGAGCCGTTCCTGAAGTTCCAGCAGTTCATGGACCACCGAGATAATCGGGATGGGGACATCAAGGAAGTAGTTGCGCCCGTCGACCCAGGACTTCAGGGCTGTCCATTGCGCGTCACTCAGCATCGCACCCCTCCGCCGCCTTCGCGAGCGCCTCGTCGAGCGTGTCGGCTAGTATCGCTGGAGAGCCTTCCTCCCCACTCGCGCGAGCGCACTTAATATGGATATCAGTTTTGCTCGGCATGACTCTGCGAGTGATGCACCAAGAGTCGTTGCCGCGACTAATGTCCAGCTTCCGCAGGTTCGCCCCGAGCGTGGCGTCCTTCTTCATCGCGTCGAACTGCGCGCCCGGCATACAGCGAACGT